GTAGTATGGTTTTTCAACACTGCTGTATACCCCTTAACGTATTGCTACGAAGGGAAAGACAGCGCAATGAAGAAAAGACCAATACGGACCAGGAGTTTCGCAAGCTCCTGGCCGCTATTTCTCTTTCATTAAGAACAGGCGACCCCAAAGAGAAGGTCGTGTGGTCTCATGACTATCACAATCTTTTTACAACCAGGATTCGTGGACGGCCTTTGGACCGCCACGAACCTGATGCAATTATCAAGGTTTTAGCCACCCGCACCTTTTGGTACGGGCGTCTAAAACCCAATGTGAAGTTGATGGTCAAGCACATGGTGCGTGACAAAAAACTTCTTCAATTGAAGGAGATCCTGCATGTAGCTGACGGAGTTATCTGTCAGCTACTTGTAAGTTTCCCCGAATCATTGATGACTTCTGAGTCTGTTAGCGCATACGCGGTAACAGATCAGATTTCAAATTCAATCATTAGTTCTTGTCTCTTTAACTACGCAAAGGTAGTTAAAGATATCAAGAAATTCAGGAAAGTCCTCCGCATGGCAGCTTTCGAAAAACGGAAGCTGCCAGAGGAGGGCTACAAATCAATGAGCTGGGCAATTCGTATTATACGTCAGTATAATACGATTGCCGAGCGAAATTCGAAGGAGAAGATGTTCCGTGTCTGTAGTTTTACTCAGACACGAAGCACCGGTCTCGCAAATCATCGAATGGTGGAGGACACGATTAATGAATTCATTGATCAGGTCACCACCAAGAAACCTTTTACTCCGGACGATCTCCTTCTCGAGTGTATCGAGGAGGTTACGACGGATGTAGCTTTTGACGCAGATGGGATATCGGCGCACTTTCGTGCGTCGATGTCAACATCAGCTTGCATTGAATCGTCGCGCAAACGGGATGGCAAATATGGCCATCTCCGGGAACTGGTAAGAGCAAATCACCTACCAGTACCGGAAGTACCAACTCCACTGTCACAAGGAGGTGAAATTGGTACTCCGCTTTGGCACAAAGCACTTCGAATGGCGGAGGAACGACACACTGACCTTTGGAAGGTCAATGTGGCGGGCATCCGCGAAAATGGAAAATGTAGAGTGGTCACTAGTGGATCATTCTACAAAGACGTATTGCTCCAACCCTTTTCCCATCTCACAATTGAGATGGCCAAAGGGAATCCCCTGCTCTCGCAGTCTTTCCAGGCTGCCAGATTAGGGTGGGAATTTATTCAACAAATTAATAATCTCGACCCGGTTCGGGGCGAGATATTATTTGAAGATGAAGTATCAGTTTTGTCGTTCGACTTTACAAAAGCGACCGACGCTCCCTCTCATGAGAGTGGGAGGGCCGTAATCGGACCACTCCTTAAAAAGACTGGCCTCGACGACAAAATCATTGAATTGATCCTTGACGTTTGGGTAGGGGATAAAATCCTCTATCGAAACGGCAAACAAATTGGTGTCATGGTCAATGGAATCCCCATGGGGGATCCATTGACCAAGACAAATCTCTCTTTGGTTCACCCGATTTGTTCTTTGTACGCAAAGAAGAAACTCGGGCGACGCATTGTTACCATTGGTGTCGGTAATGGAGACGACGGCCTTCAAATGGCTGCCGGTCCACTCCGACTGGAATTTTTCGAACATTTCCTGAAGGCTGCCAGCCTTCTAGGTTATGAACGATCGATTGAAGACACGTTCATCACAGAGGACTGGGCGACCTACTGTGAGGAAGTGTTCAGAATACCTGTCGTCAGATTCCACATCGTGACAAACGCGGTGCGGATCCGTGACTCAAGAATATCCCCGTATCTTGATCAACCTAAAGGTAGGTTGATCATAGACACGCGGAAAGATCGACAAGACTATAGCTCTGACCCACGAGGGAAATACACTCTCATGGGCAAAGATATGGAATATGTGGCTAAGGATTCAGGAACAGGAATTAACTTCCTGTTCTCTGTTTCCTCAGCATGTCAAGATATATGTCTTGGACTGCGAGACAGGCAAGAGCCTGTCTCGTTGCCAAGACAAATTTTCGGAATCGGGAAACCACCTCCAAAATGGGACGTGGCTACCTGGTTCAATCAAATAATCTCCCAACGTGCGTGGCCACGGTATTTAACCGTGGCCACGATGATGGAACTAATTGGTTGGCGTCCGCGACATTACACCACATTGCGTGGTGTGATGCGTGAACAGCCTCATTTCAATGGTGAGTCAGTTCTGGAAGTCATGCGAATTCCAGAAAATGACCCAATCAAACAATATCGGGTAATCAAGGCAGACGACTGGGATAAATTCCCAGCCGGTGTCTTAGATAAACTCATTCTTGGAGGAGTGCTGGTCCGAGAGTCGAAACTCTCGGGTCAGTATCTGTTCCACAAACGGATGTCTGGTCTCGACGTCGGACAAGTTGACTTGTTCGAGGTCGCCAAGACCATGACCAAAGAAATTGAGGAGTTCGATGAACCGACTGTTTTATCAGTCGTCACCGAATTCTCCAAAACATATCGAGATAGACCTTGGACATTGCGTCAAACAATGTGCGAGGATCTATACTCATACAATATTGTGGCAGTGATGGCCAAGGCCGACCCTTTACGGGTCGACCTTGACTATCCCTACCTTCAACGATTTCGACGACGCCCTAAACCGGATAGTCCGTACACACGGAGTATTGCGGAATTAGAGGCGTGGTTCTTTGATAATTATGAGGAAATACTCCGGGGTGTAGAGACACCTCTACCCCCGAGAGCAATCCTCGCTGATGATGATATCATTTGTCTTGAAGTCGAACGACTTGAAGACAAAGTGATTCTTATAGTAACTGATGATCGCAAGTTGGCCAAACGATGCAGTTTGGCTAACATGGACAAATTGATTCTTCGTTGTTCATGTCGTGATTGGGTCTTCCATTCGGCGGACGCAACACGATTTGAAGATGAAATTGCAAAAATGGTACGCTACCGGCCCAAAACCATCATTGATTTTGGGTCGTTAGATACCTTCATGAATACGACCGGTGCGACGTACTCTTATGGAATACCTCACACCGATCCATTGATTAGAGAGTGGTCTGGTGACGTTCCGCGACGAACGCCCCCTCAACAGGCCGAAATCTACAAAAGATTCCGGATCAGACCACCGATAACTCGTGACTTAGTGTCTGACGTCATCGAAGTGATGACGCACAGACACAGTCAAGCATTTGCTAGGCTTCACCTTGCGGCCCCGGGGTCGCATGTAGGTGCCTAGATTGCGCTGGTTAATCCCTGACAAGACGGGGCGACCGGTTGGTCCTTGGACTTCCGGCGTTCCACGCTTGGTCTCGAAAGAGAT